TTCCGTCATCGCCTACATATGATGACTGCACCATCCCTATGGGTTCGGTGCGAATCTCAGTTAGTAACTGAGTGAAGGTCAGAATTGCCTTCGTGAGTTGTTCCCCCATGGGCCAACCTCTCACAGTCTCGAATGTATCACCATACGCCGAAGACACTACCCTTGGCGAGAATGCCAGGGAGATCAGCTTTTTCATATAAGCTGTGGGAAGCATAAGTTCTTCCTCTAAAGCCTTTAATAGGGCTCTACCGACTGACCATGGTCCAAAATCGGTAGCGGTCTCTAGGTCATAGACCAGACCGTGTTCCTTCTTCATTGGAATCATATTCCTGTAGAAGTTGTACGCGTGATTAGACGCGCCCATACCAGAATTGGTTTGTGGGAAACATTTCAATATTTCATTGAGAATGTGGCTGATAGGATATTCAGCCAGTGCAAGCCAACAACTTCCGGACGAAATTGTTCGAGCTTTGCCAGCCTCCGCTATAATTGCGAGGTTGACCTCTTTCGGGATTCTATCCTCAAAAAGGTGCATTACTGCTATATCTTGCAGTATTTGACCAAAGTTTGGTCCGCAGTTCATTGCCAGAACTCCTCCAAACTCTGCCCCTAATGAAAAGGGAGGCTTGTCGGGATTGACAAGATATTGGGAGACTGTCCTAGTCTCTTTAACCTGACCGTCGTATAAATCATACACGCGTATAGGGCGGGCTTTGTTCCAATAGTCCGTAATAACTTGCTTATAAAAAGCACGTTTTCCCCCGTTTGCAACGGAGGACTCCAGTGATCCTGAATTTGTCACTGAGATCTTTGAGAAGGTATACAAAGATATTCCAGAAGTATTAGACTTCTTGGCACTGATCTTAGATCGGTGTTCCCCTAATCGGGAGAAGAGAATTCTTAAACATCTCTTCACTTCGTCTTTAGTAACGAAGCCCTCATCCCCAGTCTCTGGGGTAGTGGTAATCTCCTTAAATTTAAGGAATGATTCTTCTCGCATCCTTTTTGTTGCGAGCCCTACACTTCTATATGAAGTGAGATGACATACCCTTTGTAGGTATATTCTCCTCTCTAAAGGAGAGAGGAAACAGCTTACCGCTGTCTTGAAGGTCTTAAGTGCCTTTAAGCGCCAGAGGAATCTGAATTCCCTGCGTATCACAGAGGAGAGTGACTTCTGTGCCTCATTACCTTTCGTCGGATTAGGTGATGAGAGTCTCTCCATATTGGCGAGTATGGTCTTGCGTATTAATTTACACTGACCCTTCCAACGTTTAATGAAGGAAGTCCTGTTTCTAATACAGGAAAGGATGCAGCCTTTGATTATCTTGTCAAAGTATGCATAATCTGGCTCTATACCTAGAGCCGGCTCGGACATGATGATCTGAATAATCACAGAATCAACAGTCTGTAGGATTCCCCGAAATTCTTCGGGTTCCGAGGTCATTAATGACTTCAGCTCGCGTTTATTCGCGGTCTGTCCTTCCTCATCCCTGGGGAAGCAGTTTCTATACCAATAAGTATAGCGCTTGAGCATTTGGTTTTTATGAACCTTATGATCAAGGATGCGGGTCTTAATTCCGCATACTGGGCACTTTAGTTTGTCCCAGAGTGTTGCTTTCCAAATGGGAAGCGCAGGTGTTGTATGAATCGACGCCTCACCGAAAATGGTATCCGTTACCGGATAGCATCGCATTTCCAGCGAATTAAAGCTGAGAG